CGTGTGCTGTGAGCGTACCCTGTTAACAGCACTCGGTCCAACCACGTCGGTGTGAGGTTCAAATCCTCTACGGTTCGCTTATGTGCGGTGTAGTTTAGTCGGAAGACACTTGGTTGAAGCCCACGGCTGTATTGTAGTTCTAGTGTCCGGTATGTTCGATCGATCGATGCGAATCCGCGAACCTACCGCTAAGTCATTCGCAGCGTGCTGGTGGTACCATCTGTCAACAAGTTGGCCAGTAACGTCAGGCGGTGGACCGGGCATCCTTTGGAACTAATATGATTGGTCACTTTTTTGCGATCTCTAGCGATGGCCAGATGACCGGCCAGGAGATGATGCGTGAACTCCGAGAGCACCGTATCGCCCCAATTTTGGTGCTGGAAATCGATGGGGTCACGGTTCCCATGTTCTCCACCAAAATAATAGCCCAAAAATTCGCTAAAAGGAACACACATCGGGACTACATCATAGGAACTTTAGAAGCTTCTGCTGAAGACATGAAGAAAATCGAAGAAGCTGGTTGGAAAGTCCAAATCTTCAACTTCCCCGTGAAGAGAGACACTTCCGTCCGAGTTCTAGAAATAAGCAGAGAAGTAGAGACACACAGAAGGGAACACAGACGCCACATATGAAAGTTGTTCATAACAAACGAGACAAGTATGACGTCTGTCTCGAGGAAATGTATCTTCGTGAGTAGTCATACAAGTAAAAATACGGTATGAAATTACAAACAATTTCTTTTGATTTGGTTCAGCAATTGCTTGCTGAGGATGTTCCAGAAGCTATTGCTAAAAGCATTGGGACGGTTCTTACTCAGAAGAACCAATATTCTAGGAAGGCATTACATGAGTTGTTTGGCCAGGTGTCTGGGCTGATGGCTGCGAAGACGGGGTTACCGTTGGACAAAGTAGAACGTGAAATTGATCAATACCTGGTTGATAAGGATGAAGATCCTTGGTATGGAACAATCAAGCCTGAACCGGTGCCTGAGAGAGAACCAACAATCCGTCGACCAAAACCTCCAAAACCAACGACAACACGTTCAGAAAATGAACATGACTGGGAGACTGTGTGGCATGATACCCTGGAAAGGGCATATGAGGAATTGGATTATTTCAGACCTAGTGCTCTTTGGGGTCGGGGCATCAATGAGTATTTCCCAGATACCACCTACTTTGTTTTTGATGTTGGTGGGCCAGATGGCTGGTACACAATTGCCGCTCCTCAAACCAGGAGTCGTACTGACAGAGAAACAGGTGGGCTTGGGTTGTATCTCCTTAGGAAGAGAGCACATACCACCATCCCGCACATCGGCGTCGAAGCCGGAATGACAGCCCAACAATGGCTCCCTAAAGTCCTGGATTTTCTGGCGAAGACGGAAGAGCCAACTGAGTATGATTCACCAAGTTGGAAGGTGACGCTCAGAAACATTTTGATGCAAACTGGTCTCGGTCGCCAAACTGGCCGTAATGAGCATCGTAACGACCGAATAGTTTCGGCGTTTACCCCAGCAGAGAGCTTCGATCAGCTTAACTGGGGGAATGATCCGCGTTTAGAGTCACGGATTCCGGATAATTGGCGGGCTCTTATTGACGCCGTATCCACCGCACGTAAGGTAATACAGCGGCACACAATTTCTTGATGAGAATCAAGATTACGATCGCCACTATAGAGAAGGCGGCGTGGGCTAGCCATATTAGGTGAGACATCCGTGCATAAGTGATATGAACGCAGCTTCGATTGCCTCGAAGAACTCGGGGTCTAAATCATCGAAGCTCTCTATCCCGTAGTTTATCTTCTCCGGGAGTGTCATTCTGATCGACATGTGTTCCCAATCTAGTTCGCAGGGGTCTATCCTGGCGTCTGTCCCCCATTCCTCATCTGGGAAATCCTTACCCGGCTTACGTTGTACTACTGCGTACATATAAGCATCAAAGTGATTGATCTCTGGTGGAATCGATTGCAGGAATGGCGTGGTAACACGTCTGATCAATTTCAAGGCCATGCGATATCTACGGAGAACACGATGACGACAACAATTGAAAACGTCGGACAAGAATTGGCGGATTCAGCTCTCGATCTGCATATCGAGATGGCCGAATTGCAGGAGCGGCTCGACGCGAAGAAGGAAGAACTACGAACTTTCGCCAATGGCAGCAAATTGAACATCGAGGTGCCCGGCAAGGGTCGCGTCGACGTCACAGAACCCCGAGAAGGCAGCGAGAAGATCACATTCGTCATCGACGAAGAGCGGGTTGGTCAGGTTACTGGTCTCAAGGCCATGCTGATCGAGAAGGGTGTCGCCAAAGAAGAGAAGAAACAAATTTCTCCGGCGAAGGCATCGGTCAAGATCAAGCCGAACGCCTAACGGAAAGATACTACGGCGGAAGCTATGTGGCCCTGCTTCAATGCGGTGCTACCCGGTGTAACTCAGCCACTTGGAGCCAGCCGTGGGGTATTACCCTGCGGAGGTAGTCCAGAGTAACGTCCTGTCGGGACGGATGTCGCGGGTGCAAATCCTAGCCATCGGCCGCCGTATTTTATAATCTACTATAGTGCTCAATTTGAGCCGAGAAGTGTGAGGTCGACAACCGCTGGGAGCGTTAAATCGAAAGAATTTAACGCATTTGGACCAGCAGCGGTGATACCGTCAAGGACAAGGATCACCGTGTACGGATAATTGGAACCTGGGCGTAAGTGAACTTGTTGGGAACATCCAGGGGGAGATGATTATGTAACATTTACTTCTATATCAAATATAGTATATGAATAAACGTGTCGATTATATTGCATCTTTAATTACTGAAGACCCCAATACGTTCTTTGGTGATCTCCCCATGATCATCGAGGGGTTTGAACGCGGGAGCCACCCATCTACCCAACAATTCTGGGGTGGGATTAGGCAATCTCGGCATCCGTTTGCTGCTCATCCACTTATGGCAATGTATGGGGCTGAAACTGCGGAAGGTGCATTTGGTCATAGTGTAGAACAACTTATGAAGGCTTTCCCGCAACTCCAACAAATGGAACCGGAGCGAGTCGCTCAAATGGCTCCTCAGTTGGTAGGGCGGGCGTTTCAACAAGTTGCACGTCTTGAAGCACCGTATAAGCAGCATTTAGAACAACTTGCGATGCAATTAGTCCATGAGACCTGGGGCATCCCGCTTGAGATGCTCGACGGAAAGCTGGAGCCACCTCAGGCTGTTGGTCAAGGAGACGATGCGATCCCAGAACCAACAGATATCGAGAATGTTGGTATTGATCTCGAGAATGTTGGTATTGATCGGGAACAGGTGAATAAGCGAATCACCATGAATACCCTGACTCAGGGGGCGGCGGTTCATAACATGGCATCTATTCACCATGCTGCCAAAGAACAATTAGCGAAGATCAACCCACAATTGTTGCAGGCTTACGGGCAGTTTGCCAGTGGTTCTATTCATTATTACTGGCTACTCGATTTTGCAAACATGGCCCGAGAGATGCTCGACAACGCCACGGTTGGTACTTCCCGCGTCCAGTACGGGGATAATGAGGCCGAAGATAGCCCAGACGCCGAAAGCCAGTACGAGGCAGAGGAGACACAAGAAGGTGACTTTGAGCTAGAGGCTGAGCAAGAGATATCGGAAGCTAAGGTCATCGCTCGTGCTATCAATTTCCCGGTTCTTGTTCAAGAGCTGGTGAAGGGGACTATGGAATTATTGTCTTATCATGGTCTCGAGGGTCTGGACAAGAATCAACTTGCTGGGATCTACCAAGAAGCTGATCGTCTTGAGGATGAACCATGGCTAATCCAGGTTGGTCCGCAATTGTGGCGTGCATTCCTACAAATCGTCCCAAAAGGGCACTCTTTGGCGGGTGTTGTTTCTACTTTAGCAGTACAAGAGCCACAACTAATACACAAGTTGCTGGCCGATACTCTCGAATCCATAAAGTCCGGACAAGATCCGGCCGGTCCTCGCGAAACCCTCATAGAGTTGATGGCTCATCTAGAGGCAGAAACCCCAGCTCAATTCGATCGTGGTGATTATGAGGAGATCGATGATGAGTATGATGATGGGGATGAAGAGAGCTGGGACGTGGGCGAGGCATCTTATTAGGTGAGGTGTCATGCGTCTTAGAACTATCTCCGAAAAGAAATGTTGCCCAAGTTGCGGCAAGAAATTCCCGAAGAGTGAGCCTTACCCTGATGTAGAGAATTGCGAAACCTGTGAACGGTTCGGTCCTCCTAAATCGCTCAATGAGAGTGATTACGACGGACTTGAGGATGCAGACGAATTTAGAGGTCCAATTTGGGATGAATTCAGGTACAGATATGTTGGTGAGCGTGAGGGCCATTGGTTTGTTTATCAGGGTAATTCTTATTGGATCCCAATAGCTAATCTATCGTCTGGTCTTAATGGTGGCAGTGTCTATATGGACACTGAATATGGTAAAGCTAGCAATCCTAATTGGGAATTTATCGCTAAGGCGGGGGACCCGGTTCCTTGGCCTGAACTTGAGTATCATGCTATCGGTGAGCATCTTCCAGCACAGCGTTTATCGTGGGATGCTCTAGTTAGGCAGTTAAATGATATTCCATATCTTCGTTGGCCATCATTGTCTTAGTTTGCTCGGTGTTAAGTATTTATCGTCGGGCTTTCTATCTGTTTTGGCTAAATAACGATGATTCTTTTACCTGTTCGGGTTGAACTACAAGTTGGTATTCATTCTGGTTCAACCTGTAGCTTAACTATTCCTAATATTGCTTTTTCAATGAGACCGGTGGCAGGGGATTTTGTTATCCTCACTAATGAGGGTGATGACCCATTTGCACTGTCTATCAAAGCGGTCGCTCATTACACCAACCCATCATCTGCTATGGTTCTCACCAAGGAAATAACATGTGATGATTACGACGAAATGCTCGTTACTCTAGACTGGTTCAAAGCCAGATATGAAATTGAGGATTTCCGGGCTGCTGCGGCTCCAGAGACATATTATGTGTTATATCGTACGGTAATCCACTTGATGGATATCCAAGATGATGTTCCATTAGTGCGGTATGATTCAGATGCGGTAAAGGTATTGGCCGAAACCTGTCGCACAATCTGGATTGCTAATCAATGTCGAGTATCTGGTGAGAGTAATGGTCGGCCACCAACACGTGTTGAAATTACAGACCGCCTTTCGGACACAAATCCGGATATAGAGACGTTCCATCGTCTTGTGTTTGGGTATCGTCAGCAATATCCGTCCGGAGTTGAACTGCGGCAAGTTCTGAAAGAATGGAATATTAGTGTAAATGAAAATAATGAGTATGACTGGGACGTTGATGACGATTTATGCCGGTTTGTGGGTGGAATCATATTTGGTAGGCTCAAATGTGAGACCCCATGTTTTCTGAGAGTTGAATAATGATCATTTACGGAAATATCGTAGAAGAAGATGGGCTAAAACCTGGTATCCTGGAATTCGAAGATGGTGTAATCAAAAGATTAATCAGGAAACCTCAAAGTCCGAGGAATGATTTGTTTGATGAGTATGGCAGTTTTATTGACCGTCATTTTCTTAGGACTTCTCATATCATCTTTCCAGGATTTGTCGATCTCGGTGCTTATTGCGACTTTGGACAAGAGACATATCAGTCTGCGGCGGTGGCTGCATTGAATGGTGGGATTACCGCTCTTGCTGATATATCAGATGATCCACGTACCGAAGCGTTGGCACTTGAGATAACCCATTTACCGCCTAATTTCCTGGTCACCGCGTCTGTTGATGAATTTTTGGGTATTGCTGATCCGATAGCGATTACGCCACATCATCTTTATTTCAACTCTGATATGCATAATAAGTCTGAGTATTTGCGGACTAATCCACCTCTCCCTACGGCCAAGGAACAGTTGAGATTGTTCGATTGTTTGGGCGTGTTCGACTATTTGGTGAGCGGCCATGTTCCACATTTAGCCCTTGATAAGATCCGTTCTGGCTTATGTGGGGTGCCATCTTTGGACACATTTGGGTCGTTTGTTGCTTGGTTGGTCCAAGAAAAGAAGGTTGATGTGTCCACTGTGTTTAATATAGCCTGTAAGAATCCTGGTAAACGGTTGGGCGAGTTCACTGACCGGAAGATAGGCCGTTTACAGCCTGGATATGAGGCATCTTTTACTGCTATCGACATTACTAAGACTGCGGATAGTGGGCGGCCGATAATGTCTAAGGCTGGTTGGAGCCCGTTTGATCTACGGTATCTCACGGGTGTGGTCGATGTGGTCTATGGCAAAGGTGAGAAATTGGTAGACGGGGCTTGGCTACAGAACTTTGCTAGAATTTCCTGACTCACCAGGTATCATAGTTTCGGCGTCTGTCTTCGCCCACGCCTCGCACAGCCAATTGCCCATTGTGCTGATTTTGCACCAGTGCTAGACCGGTATCCATGAGTTGTCCATTGATGCTGTGGTCTTTGACGAATGGAACTAAATCTGGCCGTAGAGTGATTAGTTTCTTGAGGATATCTTCTTTTTGGGCCGTTGGCATATGATCATCTTCGAATCCTAATTCATATCCATTGATTTCCATTGAGATTCTGTTGAGCTGTTTATGATGCCAGACCCTGAAGATATGGGGTCCTAAATTGGCTTCACCCATAAACTCGATGTCGTTGCTGAACTCGTCTGCGTCCTCAAGTCCGTCGTAATCACTAATCGATTCGCTGATTTCATCCCAAGTTTCCCCATCCCAAGTTTCCCCATGCTCCCACTGACCACGCTTCCCGTGACCACCATCCCAAGTTTCCCCATCTCTGTACTCATCGCGGAGGTATGCTTGGAATGCTGATGGTGACATCCAGTTCGGGAAGCTGGGCGAGTCGTATCGCGTAAGTCCCACAATGTTGGTGGGTGGGTCAGGCCCTATCATGTCCCGGTGTTGCGGGCAATAGGCATCTTCGATGTATGGTGGATCGGACCTGGTTCCTGGAACTATAAAGAATACCCAACCTTCAGCTACCGATGTACCGGATGTTCCACAATCGGTGCATATGTTGGCATGGCATTGGTTACACCATGCCCAGGCTTCAGATTCTCCACAATGTAGGCATGCGTGAGGATCTGAAAATTCGTCGGCGTCTTCGAGGCCGTCGTATTCAGATTCTATAATTGCTTTGAGCTTCATGATTTATCTTTGAAGCAAACATATCACAGGTTTTACAGGTCAAAGGTCATATGGGTTCTTGGGAATATCCACATCAGAAATTGGGCATTACTGAAGATGAATATGCTTCTTTGTTGGGTGAGCTATACTCTAACAACATGTCGCATTCCCAAATAGCTGTGAAACTTGGGATTCATAAAGAAACTATTCGCAAAAATTGTAGAAAGTATGGGATTGTGGCGAGAACTACGTCAGAAGCGGTGCGGCTCGGATGTAAGGTCGCAAATCTTACCGCTAACCAATCTTCTGCTTTGGATGGTATTCTTCTCGGAGATGGACATTTAGATGGTAATTCAACAGTATCTGCAAGAATGACATATGGTTGCAAGTTCCGAGAGACTCTGGTAGATATTGCCACAGTTTTCGATGGATTACACTTTTCAAAACCATGGGTATCTAAGACTGGTTATTGGCACTTTAAGTCATCATTCTACACAGATTTGAAACCATGTTGGAACAAATGGTATATTAATAAAAAGAAGATCGTGCCATCCAACTTACAATTATCGCAAATTGCTTGTTATTGGTGGTTTGTTGGAGACGGCTATCAAGTTGATTATGGTTTGCAATTATGCACTGACGATTTTGATGCTAAGTCTATAAGTATATTATGTTTTCAATTGTCGAAATTGGGTTTCGATTCTTCAATAACCCCAAGCAGTAATAGAGTGCGTATCAAGGGCCGATCGGCACCAAAATTTCTTGATTGGCTTCGTCCATTGGCTACTCAACAATATCTTTATAAATGGAATACTAGACGAAGACAATGCAGAAAGCCGAGAAAAGAACGTCCCAAAGTCGAGATTCTTCAAACTCAAATACTTCAACTATCCGGTATTCAATTGGCTAAGCATTATGGAGTTACTCAACAGACACTTAAAAGATGGTTAGATCACTATGGTATCATTAACCCAAGAAGAATGAAATTCTATAATGAGCAATCAACATAAAGCACTTATTACAGGTGTTAATGGGCAATCGGGATCTTATCTTGCCGAACTATTGTTGTCGAAGGGTTATGAAGTTCATGGGATGATAAGAAGGAGTAGCACCCCAAATACTTCTCGTCTTGCTCATATCACTGATCTGATTACTCTGCATCAGTCGGATATGACGGACCAGGGCTCTCTGACTCGGTTGATCGAGAACGTACAGCCCGATGAGGTTTACAATCTCGCGGCACAATCATTTGTTCACGCTAGTTGGGATCATCCAGTCTCGACGTCGGATATGACGGGGCTTGGGGTTACACGATTGCTGGAGGCGATCCGGCATGTGAATGACAAGATCCGATTCTACCAAGCCAGCTCGAGTGAGATGTTTGGTAAGGTGCAGGAGATTCCGCAAAGGGAATCTACTCCATTTTATCCCCGTAGTCCGTATGGTGTATCCAAGTTGTATGGGCATTGGATTACGCTGAATTACCGTGAGAGTTATGGGATGTTTTGTACTTCTGGCATTTTGTTCAATCATGAGAGCCCACGGCGTGGTTTGGAATTTGTGACTCGGAAGATCACGAATGCTGTGGCCAGGATAAAGAATGGTGAACAGAAGGAATTGGCTTTGGGAAATCAAGATGCTAAGAGGGATTGGGGGTTTGCTGGTGATTATGTCCGTGCTATGTGGATGATGTTGCAACAGGATGAGCCTGATGATTATGTTGTTGCTACGGGTGAGACCCATAGTGTTCGGGAGTTTGTTAAGGCGGCTTTTGACCGTGTGGATCTGAACCCCGATGATTACGTGGTTACGGATGAGCGGTTCATGAGGCCCGCTGAAGTTAGTTTATTGTGCGGTGATCCATCTAAGGCTAAAGATAAACTTGGGTGGGAGCCAGAGGTGATGTTTGAAGAATTAATTGGTATGATGGTTGAGGCAGATCTCAAAAGTAAATAGTTGCCCCTATTATATTGTCCCACTCCAATTCCCCACGGAGGATCACCCCATGCGTTCTTTACTGGCTGTTATTGTTTTGTTGTTCTTTGCTTCTTTGGCTCAAGCCCAGCAATGTAGCAATGGAACATGCAATGTTCGACGTCCCCTGTTTCGTGCCGTGACGGCTCCCGTCCGCGTCTTTAGGAATTCCCGTGGTGTGCGACAGAATTATAATTCCTGCGGGCAACGATCTGTTCGTTTTCGACTTTTCCGCCGTCGTTGCAATTAGTGTGAAAAGCCATGGTTTCGCTCAAAAATAAGTTGTAGTTCGAGAAAATAGAGAGTCGAACAAAACCAGTTTAGGAGATGATCTCATGGCTGCACAACCTGCCAACACCGACATTCAGGTGTTCCGAAGGATCCGTTCCTTTCGGCAGATGCATCGGCACGAGTCCGTCGCCGCTTTGATCAAAAGACTCCGTCCGCTGGTCATGAGCATACCTGCGGACGAAATCCTGGTCGAAGTGAAGACACGTGACACCACCACGGCTGATTTCAGTCCGTATATGGGTGAAGCACGTCACAACGCGACTCGTGGTTTCCCGATTGTCATCGGTCTGAAGGACCAAGTGTCATTTGCGAACGCCCAGACCAACATTACCGAAATCGATTTCGGTTTCCAGATTGGCCACGACAAATTCCTCAGCAATACTGTCGCTGGACTTACCCGCGATCTACATGAGGATACTCGCGGTTTGACACCGGACGTTTTGGTCTAAGATTGATTGTGAGCATGGTAAAGAGTTAGATGGGATTTCCCGTCTAACTCTTTTTTTGTATACAAAGATTTCGTGTTAGAGATTGTGTATGATGGAAAACGGGATTTGGAGAACTAGAGAATGGTTGTGCCAGAAATATATTGTGGAGGGTTTGTCATGGGAGGAGATTGCTTCTATAGTCAGCAGAACCAGCACAGCTGTACGGTTTGCAGCAAAGAAATTTGGAATAAAATCAAGAACTGTTTCAGAAATTAGACAAAATATTAATAAAATCCCGTTAAAGAAAATTAAGGCGGGATACGAATCTGGCCGATCAATAGCAGATATTGCTAAAGACTATAATGTAGTTTATTCTGTGATGCGTAATAAACTACTGCTTTCCGGAGTCAATTTTAGGAAAAGAGAAGAAACTAAAATAATCACTTTCGGAAATAGAGAGAACAGTTTGCCCTTAGAGCAGTGGGCAAATAAAGAATTTCTAGAAGACAAATATACTTGCTTATCAATTAACCAAATATCTGAATTGGTTGGGTGGTCGTATACTTATGTTCATGATTTGATGTGTGAACTTGGAATAAAGTTGAGAGATTTTAAATCATCAATTGCATTAAAATGGAATGAACCAGAGTATCGCCAGAAACATGCGGAGTATCTCTCTTCTAATCCTAAAGTAAGTAGCATCCAATTACTGTTATATAATACTCTCGATGATCTTGACATTGAGTATTGTCGAGAAGGACCTGCAACTCTAATCGGTCATTATTCATTTGACTGTTTAGTCAAATCGACACCGTGTGATATTCTGATCGAAGTCCAGGGTGAATATTGGCATTCATTGAAAAATGCGAAAAAGAATGATAGTTCGAAATTTACATATATTAATAAGTATTTTCCACAATATGAAATCATGTATATCTGGGAAAATGAATTTTCAGATCTACATAAATTGATTAATAGGTTAAGGAACAAACTCCACAGGTCTGTTGAAATAACAGATTTTGAATTTAATGAATTAAAAGTCTCAGAAGTTTCGCGGCATGATTGTAAGTCACTTTTAGATGCATATCATTATTTGGGCGGTAATAGAGGTGGTCTAGCATATGGGGCTTGGTATCGAGATGAGTTGATTGCGGTGGTGTTATACAGTAACCCAATTAGACAACAAACAGAAAAATTTATCGGACTTGGAAATTTGAAGGAATTATCACGACTTTGTATTGATCCTAAATTCCAAAAGAAAAATCTAGGATCATGGTTTGTATCAAGGACTTTGCAATCAATACAGGCTGATGCTGTAATCGCCTATGCTGACACAACTCGCGGTCATGTTGGTACTGTTTATAAAGCATGCAATTTTGATCTTCACCATGAAATTCCACCTGATTATTGGTACATAGATGACCTTGGAATTGTTATCCATAAAAAGACTTTATACAATCGTGCAAGATTGAATAATGTCAAAGAAGCGATTTATGCCCAAAAGCATGGATATAAAAAGGTATTTGGCGGCAAGAAATTGGCATTCGTGAAACTTGTGACAAATTCTGGTTGAGGGCAATTGTGTATTATAAGTATAATCTGCTCCGTCAAAGTTACAACATAACTTCAGGAGTGCAAAAATGGCAGCGACAGTAACGATTAGGCGTTGGACTGGTGCTTCTGGTTCGCCTACTCGAACAGATATTACCAGTGCTAATACCGTTGCCAATGCTGTCGATACACATCAGGCAACTGCTTCTGGTAGTACCAACCCTATTAAAATTCCTGCGGCCGGTACCAACCGATCATTTTGGGTTGCCACAAGGCTGTCGGTTGATGTAGCCCCATCAGGGACGATCGATAATATTCGATGGCATGGTGATGGTTCCGCCAATTTCGGAACTGGTGTCGGTGCTGTTGCCGCCAAAGCTTCTGGATATGTCCAAGCCACCGGAATGACTGGTACTACCGGTGATGCTCTAAATACGACCAATTATGGAACAACGCTCACCACGGCCGCTCCGCCGGATTTCACGATGTATACGTCTGGTGCGCCGTTGACTGTGACTGGTTCGACCACCACAACCGATACAGCACTCGGGGAATTGGTTGTTTATCAATTGACAGTTGCTACTACAGCTTCTGCAGGTACAACTGCCCAAGAGACATTCACTTGGCTCTTCGACGAGACATAGAGGACAATTATGGCTGAACGAACCAATACCCCACAAGAGCAATTAGCCAGGCAAGCTAAGTCTCTGAAAAAAGGTGATAAATATTGGTGTATGCTCCCCCGCCTGAAGGAACCCAAAAAGGGAAAGATTATTTCTCTATCAACTTCTCTATCCAAGCAAATTGGTCTTGAATTCGACGAAGATGTTGGCGGCCATTCTTGTGACGGATGTGGTAAGCAAGGGTATTGCCTTTATTGTCGTATTAGTCATTTGGCTAACGATGATATGATTAAGGCAATAGAGGAACAGCGTAAGGCAGATCTAGAACGCATCAAAGGTGTTGAAGGCGAATCCCTCGAGGAGATTGATCTTACTGCTGATCTCAAGTAGATTATGAAAATCGATCCCAAACAAATTGCTAAGATGATAACGGAATGTCAAAAGTAACGATCAAACAATGGACCGCCCCTATTAGTAAGGAAGATATGCCAGAGGCTGCAAAGTCTGTTGGTAAATCATCCGATGATGGGTTTAGGGTCAATATCTTGGAGATGGAGCCACCCGTCATGCAAGGGACGGAAGCCAATCATCCATTAGTTGTGTCCACCGATGTTGTAGAAGGTCCGGTTGTATTGTCACCACATCCACGTCCCAACGCTAGCAACTATTTCCACACTAATAAACTGGTTTGGAAGGCACTGTATGCAGATGGCTCTGTCCAAGATCAAATTGGTGAATTAGGTAAAGAGACATCTACTGATAATTTGTCGAGAGTTGGACTTCGGAAGTTTGCTCTTGTTACTAGGAATGGTGGCGAAGTGTGCTCACATGTTCTTGAAACTGGGGACATGTTCTTTTACCGTCGACGCACTGCTATGCGTCCCGGCCACGATGTCGTTGAGGTTATCCACATCGTAGGGAAAACACGCTCTGAAGATGGTCCAAATGATATCATCTTTTTCTATGAGAGCGATATGCATAACGAAATTGGCGATTTCCGGAATCAAGTAGATGCCATCGATGAATGGCGATATCCTATTAAGTGGCATGATTCCGATTTGGTTCCTATTAGCTGAATAAGCCAACGTTAGCCATTCTATCAAAATTAGTCTTGTGTCCCACAGATTATACCACGAAAACTTAAAACAGTACCAAAAATGATCCCAAGGAAGCCCCTTGGTGATCAGTAGGTCAAAGATAATTCAAAGGAGAACCTACAATGGCTCGTTGGGTACCATTCACCGCACACATCCGAATTGTTCCTGATCGTGGTTCGGGGCTTATAAAGACGAAACGATTCGAGACTTGGCGGGATATGCAAAAAATTGGGACACTCATATTTGAGGGTCTAGAGGCATCTGCATCTCTTAATATCTCGGAGCCCGGCGGTGGTCAGCATCAATCGTTTGGCGGCCAAGGACGCAGCGGTAATAGCGGGTTGACCCGTGGCACTGCAGTGAAACCACAAATGGGTGAAGTACCGGCTCAGGCAGCGATTACTGGGTTCTTCAATGCGAATGATTTGAATGCTCAACCGCATCCAGAGAAACAATTGATACATGCTGGTGAGGTGGTTACTGGTCCTGGATCTTCCCCGTCGCTCCAGAATCCCGCAACAGCCACGGATACTGGGTGTGCTGCACTACGATCTGAGTTAGAGACTCGGATTTTGGCTAACCTTCCGGTGGGTATCATTTTCGAAATCTTCCGGATTGATTATGCCGGTGTGGTCTATGGTGACAAGGGGTATCACTTCCCGTAATGAAAGTCACTAAAGAAGATCTCCAGTACGTTCGGCAATATATCGCTGAAAAACATGGTAAGGAGATGACTCCTGCCCAGGTCCTCGAAGTGATGCGTGAAGTGAAGAAAATCGAGGTAGTTGACGAGCCGGGTCTGGCAACCATATTGAGGCAAGATGGCAATAACAAAGGCCACGATCATGAGCATAACGAATCTGATCACTGAGGACGCAGATATTTTCAATGAGGAGGGACTAGATGATTCATGGACAAGTGGGGAAACAACTGTCACACTCACTAAATTGTTGGATATTATAAAAGATGTCCCCATACAAAATGTCTCTACATCAGTATTGTCTAACCTCGCACTTCATGGTGATGATCCTGCAGAACAAGGAAAGATACAGAATGCTGATTTGAAATATCCAGTTTTAATCATAGTCAATGACGATAATTCAATAAATTATATCCTCGATGGAAATCATAGAATTCAAAAAGCAGTTCAGAAGAAGTTGTCAGAAGTGCAAGCTAAATTAATTAAACTTAGTGGTCTTCCTAGCGATTTCCAAGAGGTGTTGGGTTAATGGCAATTCTGGCACCAGCAGAACTCCCGAGTGTCCTAAAGGTCCGCAGTGACCCGATGAAGAAGTATGTCCTATCCAAAATGGGACATCCTATCACTGAGGTGGAGATTTCTGAAGACCAGTGGGAGACAATCTTCCGGGTCGCTGGTGACTTCATTGCTGGGTATTTCCCTCGAGAACAGAAATTATCTCTGTTCTATACCAAGCCTCTCCAGTCCACTTACCCACTACCAGAGGATGCTTACTGGGTGCAAGAGGTCAATTGGGACCCTGTCACTACCAGGATCGATGACGTCTTCGGTGCCGAGTCATTCCTTTTCAATATCGGCAATATTTCTGGTATTCAAAACATCCTTACCGACTACCACCTTCTACAAGCTTATCGCAAGTTCTCCCAAAAAGTTCTAGGGACAGAAGGCCACTGGGAAGTGATCGGTGAAGGAGACGGCACTGGTATTGTTGGTGATGGACTCAGTGCAAAAGATCAGTTGATTCGATTGTACCCGACACCCAAGGGTGCGTTCCCAGTAGTTGTCCTTTACACTCCTGTAGTGAATCATTTCCGTAGTCCGCAATCCAGACAACTGGTTTACGATATGATGTTGGCTGAAGCACGGATTGCGGTCGGTAGTGCTCGTCGGAAGGTAGCTGGTATGCCAACTCCTGATGGTGGTACTATTAATTATGACGGATCAGACTTAGTGCAAGAAGGTCAAAAAGATAAAGATGAAATAATTGAGATGGCCATAAAGTTGGGAGAGCCGATAGGTCTCTGGTTGTGGTAGTTTAGTTATATCGCGTCAAAAATAACTCGGAGGACGCGATAATGGGAACATGGAAACCGGTTGTAGCCAATCTAGACAAAGACGCAATCGTTGCATCTTATAAATCTGGAGTTGCGGTTGCTGATCTAGCAAATAAATATGAAGCTAGGGATTATCATATTAGAAAGGTTTTGAAATCGGCTGGGTTAAAAATCATAAGGGGAAGGTTTAAGTCATCTCACAAGCCGCATAATAAATCAGATGTTGTTGACGACGAAATTATTGGTTTGGTAAAAAAGGGCACGGCATTCAGTGAAGTAGCAAGGCAGTTGGAATGCTCGATCAACGTTGTTAGACAACGATGTTATGCGGCTGGAGTCAAATCGCCAGGATTCAGCTTTAAAGAATCGACTAATCTTAGTGTTCAAATAGGGCAAGAAGCATACGACAAACTTGGCGATGTTGAATGGTTGTTCAATGCATATGTTGTAGAACGAAAACCATCAAGAGTCATTGCTAGCGAATTGAATTGTGGTAAAAAAGCTGTATTATCGGCTTTGCGTCGCCACAGGATAACAGTGAGAAAAGGCCCTGGTAATAGAGGTAAATTCAGTTCGAAACGCAACAAATGCAATGATTTTTGGTGTGATTCATATTGGGAATTGGTTATATCTAATCGGCTTGATGATGACGATAAAGTAATAAAATTCATCAAAAATCCATTTCCGATTTCTTATCAACAAGACGGTAAAATTAGAAGATATATTCCAGATTTCTTGGTCATTTTGGCAGAAGAGCAATTTCTTCTTGAAATCAAGCCTGATGGATTACTTCCATATGTAGAGGGCAAAACTAAAGCAGCTAAGAAATCGATTTTCAATTTCCGCGTAATGAATGTGGATGACAGATTTCCGTGGGAAGTAATCGGCGAAGATGAAAATAATGCCACTACGAATGCAGACAACGATCAGCCTCCAGTTGGAGGTGATCTCTGGGAATAAAGTTCTTGTTCCTGGATGCGAGCCAACGTCTGCATTGTCCTCAACTGCTCTTTCTTCCCACCTTGCTGAATCTGGTTGTGGGAATGCGATCATTGATCTACAGGCCGCACTAGATGCGATTCCTGGGTCTAAAGTGAAGTTGGGGGCCAACTTCAATCGTGGGAATATGCGTCAGAAATGGTTGGTGTTGCCACCAATAGATACTGATTGCCCATGTGCCGATTATGATGATTACTATGAGATATTACGTGATCTGGCTAATGAGGAATTACCCGTCAAAGAGAATTTCGATGCGTGTGATGTGATTGGGATGGGTTTTTGCCCATCTCCGGATTTTGATGATGTCTTGCCACCACCGCCTGATCCATATGTTGAGGAGGGCGTGTTCCCCGAGGGTGTGGGCATATTGCCGCCTGTGCCGCCTTGGGGTTTATCTGGCACTTAGTTAAATCAGCCAAATTTAACTGCCTAGAATGGGACTTCGTTGTCTGGTTCTTGGTGTGGACGCCCTTTGGGTATCAGTGCCCAGCCTTCACACTGTGGGTAATGAACATCCTTATCGAATTTGTATGCTACCAGGCAACATCTTCTCGATTTGGCTTCTGTCCTTTTGTATGGGATTCAAATACAAAGATAGAACATGACAATTCATCGCTTTGCAGCCGATACGGGACAAATTAGTCCTGGCACTTTTGATTCAGTGTGGGAGAGTTATCGCACTGATGTAGAGCAGCGTCATACTCCTATCGCTCTACATGATACGGAAGTTGCGGATATCAAGCTGGCCCGTCAATTGGCTGATGAAATTATTCATGTGTCTGGTGCCGAGATTAAAGTCTTTCAGCGTACTGAGAATGTGGATCATGATGGTGTTTGGGATGAGGATGCTGACCCAACATACTGGAATCATATCCCTATGAAGGCATTCTTCAAACCGGCTCCGATTGAAATTGAGCTGAAGAAATGGGGTGCGGATATGGAAGCCCACCGATTGGAGGTAGTTTTCAGTCATAGACAACTACACGAGAGGTTCAACGATAGGATGTTGCGGATGGGGGATGTGCTACAGTTGCCGTATAATGCGGCTGCTGTTAGTCCAAAGAATTTTAGAATTATGAATGCTACTCCTAGTGGTAATTTCCGTTATATCTGGCTTTACTTTACCTGTCAGGTTGAAATCCTTACTGCCGATATTACTGTGCGGCCTGAGGAAGATATGCCTACAGAGGAGCATGTGAGGACTAACGGTGTCTACCGCGAAAGTATCTGATCAGGTTAAACAGATTCGATCCAGCAATTCTGTGTCGAATCATCGTTTCTTTAATATGATTGCTGCTGGGGTGCAGAAACATCTTGAGCAACAGGTCCCTGGTTTGAAATTGGTTCAGGCAGCTGGTAGTGTCACCAAGAATGGGGGTACTACTGTTCTGACTGGCCAGATTATTGTGCAGGATGCAGATGAGAAGAAGTCCACGGAAGATAAGGTGCGGCAGGTTATGAATGACCTGAAGAATCCTGCTGATTTGTTATCGTCTGTAAAGTAATTGGATAAACATTGCCAATCTACGATTTTGGAGCTGATTTTTCTGTTAAGAGTGGGTCGACCCAGGTCGGTCCGCAACAGCTCCCTAGTGGATTGGGATCTATTCCGGCTGTCAAACAGCTTAGTCATGCTGAGGGCGGTCGTACTGGGATTTCTGGTGATGGTGATGTCCCAGTTTATCCATATCATCTTGAGGAGTACCTTCAGCCTGGCTTTAGGTCATTGGATGACTCGATGAAACAATATTGGTCTGGAATTCGTGTTCCGACTAAGGATTCGTATCGTTTCATGAGGGTCAAGATTGCTGGTGGTGATAAGAGTGTTCTGATATGGAATGATGATCTTGTCGAGGGTCGTGCTCGATTACCTGTGGCTGCTATCAGTCGTGAGAGTCATGAGTTCAATCCTGAGAAGTTCAGTCCTCCATATCATGCTATGACTGCTCGATATCTGAGTAGCCGTGGTGATCAGGTGGCTAAGGTATATCGCCCAA